TCCTTAGAGTCTGATAACGACCTTGATGTCTTCTGTTTGATCTTCATCACGAGTTTTAGGGTCAATGTTTGCAAGAAATAGTAAATCCCCTGAGTATGGATCGATGTCCGGTGTTACCCGCGCCGAATCTGCTACAATACCTGTAGTATCTCCAATATCTATAGTATCGCCATCAGTAAATTGCGTAAAGCCAGTTGTTATATCATTTTGATGATACCAAATAGAAGTATTGGGTGATGCTGCATCGGACCAATCTAAAATTCCTTTTGCGTCACCACCATTTTCTTCAATAATATCGTTAAAATCTAATCCAGTATATTGAGCATCTAATGTCATTCTCCATAGAGCCAGACCAGCCGTTGCAGTAAATTTTTCTGCGCTATCATAAAGTGTTGGATTTCTTAGCAATCCAATTTGACGATAATTTTGATCTACTACAAATTTTGGATTGCCATTTACAATTTCTTGGCCGTCGGGTTTGATATTAAACATTAAGGCATTTGATTTTAAATCATTAATTGGATTGTGGCCTAAACCATTTTTTGGAGAGAAAATTGGTTTAATAATTGCGCCTGAACCTGTATTAGCCGTAATTTTTACTTCAGCATAATCATATCTTTTTCCCATTGCATCTTGAAATAATGGATAAGGAGCTGCGCCGACGCCAGAACTATCACCAATTAGAACATGGCCAATAACACCTGAAGATGTAACTGAAGCTCTAGCTGTAGCGCCCGTACCATTACCAATTACTTCTAAAGTAACATCACCCGCACCAGTTGGGTAACCAGACCCGCCACTTACAACTTGATAACCAACAATTTGTGCTGAATCTGCAGCTTGTTTTACAAGATATTGTGAATAATATGGATCATCAGCTGGAGCAGAATCTACATACTTTAATGGCATCCAAGCGGTAGTCATAAAGTTATTTGCATCAGTAACATTTACACTGTATAAAAATTTCCAAATGTATCCATCTGTTTCTTCTGTAAGAGTAGAGTTAGTATGATCTGGTTTTACAGTTGAAGGCTGTTCTTCACCTGCGGTATTTTTATTAGATTTAATGCAAAGATAAACGTTATTATCTTCAGTAATAACATATGGCGTTTGATCTACTGGATGGTTAACAGTTTCATGATCGCTAAACTGATAAAATGTATCACCTGATGTCCAATCTCTTTTTGGTACAACCCAACTAAATGCATCCAGGGCTTTTACTGATTGCATTGAAAATCTAAACTCACGTTCTTCTCTAGCGTTAACGCTAAAACCCGGTGGGTTTATATCGCTGATGTTAATATTTACAGGATCATTCCATGCTTCAGAACGACCTATTGCAATATAAAAATTATTATCAGAGTCGCCAATACGGGTACCTTCATTTTCATTGAAGATTTTTTGTACTAAATCTCTTTTTAATGTATCAGTTAAAATAGAAGCCATGTTTTATTTCCTAGGATGTTGAGGCCGTGCCACCAATGATATACCAATTATTATTTACCCACATAATCATCGTTGATTGTTTTGTGGTAACGTCAATGTTTGTATGAGCGCCATTTTCTGGATCAAATGATGTTGGTTGAATTACAACCGGAGAAGTACCAATATTAGTAAATGTTTTAGTTTCTCCAACCACTGTGCCATTTGGAACGGTAACTGTAATTCCACTACCATTTACAAGATAATTACTTCTTGTAACATCAGCTAATGCTCCGCCTGCAATAATTGTTAGTGCAGGTGGTAATGCTAATTTATTTACTAAAACAGCGCTGTTTCCTTTTGGTTCTAAAGTCAAGCTAATATTTGTATTAGAACCAGTTGCTGAAACTTTTGGTGATCCGCCATTAGCATTTGAAATAGTAATTTCATTTGTTGCTGAGCTTACTGGAGCAAATTTAATAATTTCGTTATTGTTTGTGTCATTAATAGCAGAAATAATTTTTGGAGAAGTAATAGATGCTCCAGCATTAATTATTGTACCAGTAGACAGTGTTTTATTTTTTAAAGTTTGAGTATCAGAGTCACCAACTACATTTGTTGCTGGAATTGATTTAGATGCAGAACTATCAATTACGCCATTTGCGTCTGATAACATAAAAGAAGATACGGGTAAACCATTAATTGTGTTTAAACCAATATCAATTGTTTTATTTGTAATAGTTTGAATAGCTGAATCAATAAGAACATTACCACCGGAATCTGGAAAGTCTATTTCAATACTTTCATTGCCTTCATTGAAACCAAGTCTAGTGTAATATAATGTGCCATTAAAATCAAGCCCACTGTCAGTTAAAGATGTTGCAGCTGATATGCTTGAATCTCCGCCAAGCCTGCTGTAGATCTCTTGAAAATTGGAATTCATTTTTACTCCGGCGGTACGTAAAGTATCGCCAGTTCCATCATTTGCTATAGATCCAATATTAATTATGCGTCTAGCCATTTGGTTTCTCGTTCAAAATTGGTTGAAATTATTTATAATGTTTATCCAGTGTAATCTGCAGAGTCAGCACTATTTTCAGAATCAAATAATGTATTGAATTTGCCTTCATCAAATCTAGATGTAAACATATCAGAATCAGATAGAGTTTGTTCTTCGTCGAAGGTAGCTGCTGTTCTAAATACAGACGCTGGATCGTCTGAATCATCGAATGTAGCACTACTTGCATCCAGCATTTCTTCAAGATTGTAACCTTGCGCATCCTCGTGTTTAATGTTTCCAATTTGGTCGAAGAACTGATTTACATTTTGTCTGTGCATTCCGTAATCTGTATCTCCATCAACAAGTAGTGTCTGTGAAATAAATGCTTCTGTTTGTAGACTTGCATCAACAGTGAAACCAAGAGTAGCAGTTAATTTATTGCCATTTGGTAGCTGGTCTTCCAAAGCATTTTCATTAATAAGTTCAATAAGAAGTTCACTGCCAAGATACATGCCACCCGGATGCACAAATAACTTATACACATCCCGCCATTCATTTACAGACACACCAACTCGAATTAGCAAAGCCATAACTTGGTAAAGCTTATCATCAGTGATAAATCTTTGAGATTCAGCGCCAATATTAGATGCAGCCGATGTTATTTGTTGGCCTGCTGTATTTGCACTATCTAATGTATAATTAATTTCAGGGCCAACTTTAAAAATATTTTCCTTTGGATACGTTACAACAGGGTCTTCTCCATAAAACCCTCTGAAGAATTGTTGAATCGAATACTTAGTTCCTTTTGAACGATATAAAAGATTTGAAAACTTAATCGCTTCTCTTTTATTTTGAAATCCACCAAAATATGATTGTCCTAAAAGCAACTCATCTTCTAAAAATGGGAGATTATCACTAGGCGTTTGTGTAGCATCTCTTGATTCGTACAATCTTTTAATTTTACCAGAAGGATTTATATCTGAATCCATAAATTCATAATAAGCTTCAAACAATTGTTTTAGCTTTGGATATTCTTCGCTAAAGTACTCAGGTAGAACGTTGTCAATTTCCGCTCTATGGAAATCCAACTTAATTCTATTATCATCGAATGGGGTTTTATCTTTATATGCCATTAATTTGTTGCTGTTACAGTTACAGATTTCACTAGAGATCTTGTTGGATCATATTCTAGTAGTTCGTTTCTTACTGGAGATATTGCTGATTGGTTAGCAGGAACAGCCGCCAATTTAATTTCAGATCCACCGCCAACAATAGAAGCAGGATTAAAGAAGTTAATTGTAACAATACCTGCTGTAGGATTAAAATTACCAACATTATCTACAATTACAGCATTACCAATTGCTGCTACAATTTGGATATCGGTACTGTTTAGTTTATTTCTAAGAAAACAATTTTTACCATCATATGTAAATTGGTTACTCGTAATAATATATTCAGTATTTGATGCAGGTGCAATTTCCACGGGATAGCGAATTGTTTGAGTTTTAATTGCACCAGCCGCAGTAAGATCTGTTAGGATTCCATTAAAGTTTTTACTTTGCACAGTTGAATTATTAATTAGATGATTTGCTGCATCTTTAAATCTACTTTGAACAACTAATTCTACAACCTTCGTAATATTACTAGCCGAAATAGTGGATGAACCTTCAGCGTCCAATGTAAGATTCTTTACAATATTAGAAATGTTTGGTGAGCTGGGCGTAAATCTTCTTTGCATACGAATATTAGAGCGAGAAGAAAGAACAGCAGCATTAATATCATCAACCAAAGAAAGCATATTTGAACGTCTAAATGATTGTTTAAACTTACCGGTATTTAAATTAAAATAAGATTGTATTTCATCGCGAATCGCAGTTGTTACATTATTTTCAGATACATCAGTTAGTCTAGGGTTAAATTGGAAAAATACATCTGCTTCAATAAATGTCTTTATTGGATCTTCAAATCTAATTTTAAATGATGTAATTGCTAATTGGTTTGCTAGGTCAACAATCTCTTGTTTTTTCGCAGCCTGGGTAACAGCATCCACATCATCTTGAAAAACAATTGAACTAAAAACTGCACCATATTCTGGTGGAACTGCATCTTCTCCGCCAAATGTATTTGTGTCTTTAATAAATGTAGAAAATCTACGAAGAATAAGTGACGTATAATCTTCTGCTGTAACCATACGGTTTTGAGCTGCATATTGGAATGGAGCATTTTTGCGAATAGATTCAATTGTTTCTTTTGCAGCGCCGCCAACGCTATTTGAAACTGTGCTAGTTGTAACGGCTGATGAGAAAGAATTAGTTACACCAAATGTAATTGGTTCAGTTTTTGTAAAACTTATTGCACCATTTGCACTTGGTCCTTTTGTTGATAGATACTCAACTTCAATACGAGATCCAGCACCCGGCGCAATACCAAATGTTTTACCATCGCCAAATGATAATTCAAAATAGCCGTTTGGTGATTCTTTTAAAATATAAATTTCTGAATTAGCATTAATACTTGTTACGTTAATAACATTATTATATGTAGCAAAATTTGTTGAAGTAAACGAATTATATACTTTTACAGTGACAGTTGTAGAATCTAAGTTAGGATCTGGAATTACATACACTGGATTGTCTTCATATTCACCTACAAGGAAAGACTTAGTTCTTTTTGTTCCTTCGTACAGTGTAATATTATTTGAGCCATCTTTTGTTTTAAATTCATAAAAATCATTACCATCATTGGTAGCTTCATAGTTTTCAATAGTAGAAAATGTATATGATATGTCATCAACTGTGGTAGTAAATGTTGTATAGGCTGGCAAAACAATTTTGTCATCTTTTACTTGGTCAGGTGCAGTTAGAAAAATTCTAACAATAGCCTGCGATGCAGTTGTGGTATCAGGGACATATCCAATACCTTCAGCCAAAGAAACAACAGAACTTCTTAATTGAGCTGTACCAAGATAGGATTCATTCAAAGCAAAGTTTGCAATGAGCGCATTTACATGTGTATTATATGCTAATACATCAAGAATGTTTGATAGCCCCGCAGCTTCAAAATTGTAATCCTTAAACTCTTGTTTATTCGCTAAGAATGTTTTTAGATTGCTTTTAATATTATTAAAATCTAAAGCTGTTGATTTTATTGTAGTTGCCATGTTATCTCAACCTTGATAGTGAAGTTGTAAACTGTACAACTTCTTCAGTGTTTATTACCTGAAATTCTATTGTGACATTTAAGTCGTTATAATCTTCATTAAAATTAACAAATATATTAATAATTTTAGCCCGAGGTTCGTATTCATTAATTGTTTGAATAATAGCTTCTTTTACTTCTATTTCAATATCGTCATCAGCTAATTCAAATAATAGTCCTCTTACATTACCACCAAAAAAAGGCTCAAAAGGTTTTTCATAATAATTTGTTTGAATCAAATTTTTTAATGCTTGTACAACTGCAGAAGCATCTTTCTTTGTATAAAGCTCGCCGTTCGGCTTTGCAGTAAAAGACAAATCTATGTCTCTATATTGCTGGATACGAGAGGTAAGTTGCGATACCTCTGTTATATCTTTATCCTGCCGTGAAAATACTTTAGTAGCCATTGTTTCTTCTTTTTGATTTATTTATACCCATTAAACCAGTATCCTAAAGCCAGAATTCCATGTTCCTGCTTTTCCTGGTTTATTTTGTCTCCAAGGGCTTTCATCATAATGAATAAACGAAGAGTATCCACCAATGCCTGGTCTTACGTTTTTGGTGTTTGCGTTTTTAACTAAGGCTTTAATTAAGTCATCATATATTTCTTTATTAGAATTTGGATATAGTCTTTCACCATTATAAGACAAATAGAAATCCGCTGCGTATCCAAGCGGATGGTTTTGTGTCCCTGTATCTCTTCTAGATCTACCACCATTGAATGTTACAGTTGCAAGATATCCTTGGCCTAATGTGGCCACTGCTGCATCTAAAGCATTAATAATATTTTGTCTAGGCAAAGCGTTTGGATCAGGGTTTAAAAATTTAACTCTACCATTAGGATTTACAGAAGGAATTTTGTAATCAGGACTACTTAGATTTGTTTCAACTTTTTTGGTTAAAATTTCAATAAACTCAC